AATGATGTGTATGTTTATTTATCCAAGATATATAAATTAATTAGTAAATTTAGAAATAATTACAAAATAATATTATTTGACGCAATACATGAAGAACAAATATCTTTATTAGATGAAAATATAACATTAATTAAATTAAATAAATGTAATTCTATACATGAATTAGTGTCTCAAATGATAGAACATAATTTTTTTACTAAATCGGCGTTTTAAATGTCTAAAGGTGTAATTAAATCATAACTTTTAAGATATATAATTATAAAGAATTATTATTTATTTATAATGAATGACTACTAATAATGAAACTGTATTTGCAATAGCTGGGCCTGTTGATGCTGCTAAAAGCACACTAATTGGAGTACTAACACATGGTGAACTAGATAATGGTAATGGTTTTGCTAGAAATAAAATCCTAGTACATCCTCACGAAAAAGAAAGTGGGCGAACTAGTCATATTACATATAATTCTGTATTATATAAATATAATGAAGGTTTTATAAATCTTTATAATACAAAAAATACAACAAATATTAATAAGAAGATAGAATACAATGATATTAAAGATAATATTAAATTAGTTAGTTTCCTTGATTTAGCAGGACATGAAAAATATCTAGGAACAACATTATTTGGAATTACTGGATTATTTCCAGATTATGGGATTGTTGTTATAGCTGCGAATACAGGAATAACAAAATTAACAAGAGAACATCTTGGTATATTGTTATATCTTAAAGTTCCAATTATTATTACAATTACAAAAATTGACCTAGCACCAAAACAAATTTATTTGGATTTGTGCAATCAATTAAAACTTTTATTGAGTCGAAATCTTTCTGCCAGATTAAAACCAAATGACGTCTTAAATAAATCATTACATTTTATTAATGCAAATTCAAAAGAATCTTCAGATGATGAAACAAATCGTTATATAGTAAATATGTTGGGTAATCCTGATATAATTCCAATCATATCAATATCAAATAAAGATGGTAGAAATATAGATAATCTTCATAAATTATTATATGCATTACCGCAAAGAGATAAATGGACTAATAATAAAATAGATGGTAGTATATTTTATATTGATTCTGGGTTTAATGTTCCTGGAATTGGTCTTGTATTAGCGGGAACTGGTAGAGGTGAACCTATTAGATTGAAACAAAAATTATTCTTAGGTCCATTTAATGGACAGTTTAAAGAAATTGTAGTGAGAACAATTCATAATAGTATTAGAGAGCATATTACTGAGACTAATATTGGAACACAATGTTGCATTGCAATTAAAGGGACAAATCAAAAAGATGATATTAATAGAAATATGATTAAGAAAGGAATGATAGTTCTAGATAGTGTGGAAAAATTTAAAAATAATATTACTAAAACATTTTGGGCCAGAATAAATGTTCTTCATCATTCATCAACAATTAGAGCTGGTTATTGCCCAACGATTCATTGTGGTCCTATTAGACAAGCAGCAAGATTAAATTTAGATAATAATTCTGTATTGAGAACAGGTGATAATAGTATTGTGCAATTTACATTTGTATCACATCCAGAATTTGTAGAAGAGGGGATGACATTCTTTTTTAGAGATGGCACTACAAAAGGCTTAGGACAGATTCTTAAATTAAGCGAATAAAAGATAAACTAATATATAGTAATATGATTAAATAAGATAAAAGCTAATAGTATTTCAATTAAAACGCTGCAATGTTTTTATTAAAAAAAATTGTGTGAATATGTTAGAAAAACAAAGTTTTTCTAATTATATCACAGTCTTCTTTTGGGGTTAAACTATGTTTAACCTCAAAAAATTGAACGCTGCAATGTTTTATTAAATTTGTCAAGCCAAATTTAATAAAAATTGTTAGGTGGGTATAGAATTTGTATAACAAATTCTATTCTCCAACTAAATGATATTTATTTACTAAAAACAAAGTTTTTTAGTAAATAAAAATTGTGTGAATATGTTAGAAAAACTTTGTTTTTCTAATTATATCACAGTCTTCTTTTGGGGTTAAACTATGTTTAACCTCAAAAAATTGAATTAAAAATTAAATAATATAAAATATTATATTATTTAATGCTTTATACAACATGCCCAACATGCGGATTTTTTATTGCTCAAAAAACTATAGAATATGAAACAGGTAAACTAAATATATGCTCAAACCCTTCATTAACAGAAAAAGAAAAAGAAAAGAAATTAAGCGAATTATTATTAGGTTTAAAACTAAGGAGATATTGTTGTAAAATGAGAGTAATGAGTTATAAAAGATTAGTATATGATATATTGCCTGTACCTGTATCAACTAGCTAAGTATGCGAATACGTGACAAAATTATAAATTTATTTAATTAAAATATTCTAAATATTAATAATGGATATAAAAAAAGATAATACTACAAATTATTCACAAAGAGATTTGGGTAATAAATTTAATACATTTGATTCTAGTATAAATAATGACTTTGAGGTAAATGAAGAAACTGATAAGATAAAAGCTATATTACAAAAAAATCTAGATTTTAAAGATGAGAATAATTATAATATAAAACCACATCAAAGGAGTATTGAAGATATTGTTATGGGAATGCGTGAAATATTTTTTAAAACATTAGAAATGTTAATTGATAAAGAAAATCCAATTCCATATATATACTCATCAGATTACAGACAATTTGACTTTACTTTATTTATTATAATTATAGGAGCATTATTATTATTATTTTCAAATATTATGAAATAAATTATATATGTGGTTTACTCTTACCTACTTCTGCGCGACATATAGGACATATATAATTATATTCTTTCAAATATGTATTTATACAATCACTATGATATTTATGAGAACATGGTAAACATGATATTATGTTATCTTTCATCAAATTATCAAAACAAATTGAACACTGTACATCAGTATCAGTATCTTGTTTATAAGATTTAATTTTATCAAATTCATCATCATCTAATGTAGTAACAACATCATTAAATTCTTGGTGTGATTCATTTAATATAGTATTTATAACATTCATTAACATTTCAGTATTATATGTTGGTGTATTTAAAGAAGGTGAATTATAAATATTCAATAAAGGGTCTGGTATGATGTTATTATTATAATAAACTGTATTATAATTATTAATACTATTATTCATTATGGAGCCCATGAATGCATTCATTATGTCAGCATCTGAAAAATTATCCAAGGAATTTAGACTGTCTATCTTAAATTCATAATCTAATTTTATTTCATAATCATCGTTTTTTTCATCATCATTATCTAATTCATCTAATATTGCATCATTTATCATTATATTATATTCTTTATAGAATTTTATTAAATATGTATCAACATTATCAGAATTAGGTTCAAATTCTAATAAATATTTTTTTAATTTTTTTATAATAATATGTTCATCTTCGCATATATCTGTATAAGATAGTCGCAATGCAAACATATAATCAAAAGACGGTAATATTGATTCTGAAGACATTATTATATATTAACTATTATATTATTATATATATATTTCAATTTTATCAAATAATTTGAATAGGTATAAAGTAATATGGTCTTTTATATTAATGAGTATTATTGATATTAATTATTTTAATCTTAAATATTACAATAATCTTAATAAATATTTAATTAAGAATAATATTGATAATCAATATATTGTAGAATATATTGAAAAACTTGCAAATAAGGAAAACCCAAAAGATAAAATTGATGAGAAGAAAATAAGTAGTGATTCAGACACAGTAAATATAGTATCAGTTACATCGGATGTAAATTTATATAAAAAATCATGGTCCAAATTAAATATTATTCATAAAACAATTAAAATTAAGGAGTTTGTTAATAATCTTAAAATTAGCTCTGAAAAAAATAAAGAAAAAATAAAGAATGAATTAATAGAGTTATTAAAGAAAAAAGTACTAACAAAGAAGGATAAAGTTAATTATGATGAGGAAAGAGGAGTTATTGTATCTTTAACTGAATTGGAGTATAATAATGGGTTGTATAATTATAAGACAGTATAGAATATAATTGGTTAAGGGTTCTTTTGGGGAAAACAGAGTTTTCCCCAAAAAATTGAAGCTTATTTATATTTAAATAGTATTTAAATATAAGTAATAATGTCTTTTGGAGAATTGAATAATATAATCGATGAGTGTTCTATATTAATAACTCAAAATATTATTAAAAATACAATAAATAAAAATGAACTAAATCATATTAAAAGTAACATATATAAAGAACTTGCACCTAAATACAACTCATTAACATATAATATGTTGGATGAAATATTTAGCAAACTATTTACTCCTAAATATAAGTTTAATAAGGAGATTTGTTTTGATGGAGGCACTAATTGTATGAGAGAATATGAATGTATATATAATGATATCAAAGTAAAAAGTAAATATCAGAAATTAGAAGACCAATTTCAAAAGTTATTAAAAATGCCTCAACCAGCACAAAGAACTAAAGAGTGGTTTGACTATCGCTATAACAGAATCACTGCATCTGACACAGCAGCTGCTGCTGACCAGAATCCATACGAACCTGTTGAAGGATTTATTTTGAAAAAATGTGACCCAAATTTTCCATTTCGTGATAATGATGCGGTGTGTCATGGTAAAAAGTATGAACCAGTGGCCACAATGATTTATGAACATATTTATAATTGTAGAATGTTTGAATTTGGTGCATTACCTTCTGAAAAATATAATTTTCTAGGAGCATCGCCAGATGGTATCTGTTCTAAATACACTCTTGATAATAAATTTTGTAAAAGATTAGGCAGAATGTTGGAAATTAAATGTCCTGTATCACGTGATATTCATATTAAAGGAAAAATTATTGGTGATATCTGTCCATTTTATTATTATTGTCAAATTCAACAACAATTAGTTTGCTGTGAACTAGAATTATGTGATTTTTGGCAATGTAGAATAACAGAATATGATAACAAGAAAGAATATTTAATCGATGATTGTAATGATTGTGTTAATGCAGAGGGAATTGAAGGAAATAAGATTGAAGTTAATCCAAAATTAAAGAAAGGAATAATTCTTGAATTTTATCCAAAGACATTTGACCCTATTGATAGTGATGATAAGATTGAATGGAAGAGTAAATATATTTATCCAAAAAATCTTGATTTGTCTATTGAACAATATGAAGAATGGGTACTTACAAATATTGACTTGTATAAGAAATTATATCCGGAGCTTGCTAAAGATTATTATTTCAATCGTATTGTATATTGGAAATTAGAAGTATCTCATAATGTGACAATTGACCGAGATGATAAGTTTTTTGATTCATTATTACCAGTATTAAAAAATACATGGGAAAAAGTTGTATTTTATAGAAAAAATAAAGACAAATTAGATGAACTTAGGGACATAGTTCACAAACGAAAAAAATATATTAAAATGAATCTGACATACACAATAGCTAATAAAAAAATACATGAAACAAAATATAATTTTCTTAAAGACGGTTTTGACCATAATTTACTATTAACTGATAAAGTTGCTAGTAAATCATCATATTATAAAAAACCTCAATCTAAATCAACTGAAGATAATAATAATGTTAGTATTAATATGACTAACTATAGTTTTATTGATTAATTTATTTATTTCTTAGAGCCTTTCTTAGAAGCTTTCTTAGAGGAGCGGCGTTTGCCACCTTTCATTGAGCGTTTCTTAGAAGCTTTCTTAGATGCTTTCTTGGAAGAACGGCGTTTGCCACCTTTCATTGAGCGTTTCTTAGAAGAACGTTTCTTAGATGCTTTCTTGGAAGAACGGCGTTTGCCACCTTTCATTGAGCGTTTCTTAGAAGAACGTTTCTTAGATGCTTTCTTGGAGGAGCGGCGTTTACCACCTTTCATTGAGCGTTTCTTAGAAGAACGTTTCTTAGATGCTTTCTTGGAGGAGCGGCGTTTACCACCTTTCATTGAGCGTTTCTTGGAAGAACGTTT